GGCGTGGGATCGCGCCGTGTCCGAGCGCATCACCGAGGAGTTCCGCGCCGCGGGTCTCCTCCCGGCTCGCGCCAACGCGGGCGCGGACGGCGGCCCCTCGGAGATCGTTCGCGCGCTCGACGTGGCCGTCGCGTCGAAGCGCCTCCGCTCACTCCTGCGCGCCCTCCTCCTCGGGCTTCAACACCCGCTCGAAGTCCTCGACGTGGTGAGCTCGCGCGTGGCCGCTCACACCGAGCGCGAATGGTCGCGCCAGCTCGCGGCCCTCGGGGTGAAGCTCGATGACGTCGCGCACCCGAACATCAACATCCTCCGCGCCCTCTGGCGCCAGCACAACGCGGACCTCATCAAGAGCCTGACGGTGGCGAAGGTGGACCGAATGCGCCGCGTGCTCGAAGAGTCCCCCGGCTCGCGCGTGGAGGACCTCGCGGACCGCATCGAGGCGGAGACCGGCGCGTCGCGCTCGCGTGCGGAGCTCCTCGCGAGGGACCAGACGTTGAAGCTCGCGGGACAGGTGACGCAGGCCCGGCACCAGGCCGCGGGCGTCGTGGAGTACATCTGGCGAACCTCGCTCGACGAACGCGTCCGCGCGTCACACAAGGCCCTCGACGGCACGCGCCAGCGGTACAGCCTCCCGCCCATCGTGGACGCGAAGCGCGGGCGACACTGCGCGCCCGGCGCGGACTTCCAATGCAGATGCACCGCGGACCCGATCCTCCCCGGCCTCGACGCGCTCAACGCCACTGCTGCGACGCCTCGCGCGGCGTGACGCGGTTACGTGCCGCGCGGCGCTCGACGGGCGCCACGAGGCGGCGCTACATCAACACCCGTTCGCCTCCTCTGGTGGTCGCTCCTCCTCCTCGACGCAGACAACGGCCCTGAGAGTCCCCCTGCTCTCGGGGCCGCGGTCTTTCTGGCGTCCGCCGTGTGCCGCAGTTACGTGGACCCCGCGCGTTGATCCGCGCGCGCGTGCGCCCGCACCCTTCGGGCGTGTCCGAACGCGTCCACCGAACGAACTTCGCCGGAAGCGCCTCGAAGGTGCGCCCGTCCCCTGTGGGCGGCGGCGTGCTCGTGGACGCAGCGGTGGCGCGCGTCGGTGTGCTCCGCTACTCGGACGCGTCGGGCCGCGAGTGGTTCGAGCTCCTCCCGGAGGAGGAGGTGTTCTCCGCGGCCTCGACGGACACGCTCCGCGGCTCCGCGGTGACCATCGATCACCCGCCCTCGATGGTCTCCGCCTCGACGTGGCAGACGCTCTCTGTGGGCCACCCCGCGGGCGACGCCTCGCGCGACGGTGACCTCCTCCTCCTCCCGCTCGCGGTGCAGGCCGCGGACGCGGTGGAGAAGGTCAACGCGGGCGAGCTTCACGACGTGAGCACGGGCTACACGTGCCGCGTCGAAGCGACGCCGGGGACGTGGCGCGGGGAGCGTTACGACGCGATCCAACGCGAGCTCCGCTACAACCACGTTGCGCTCTTGCCCGAAGGTGCAGGGCGCGCGGGGACAGAAGTATCGCTCCGCCTGAACGGTGGGGCAGTCGAAGTGCGCGCCAACAGCGCACAGGAAGGCCACACCATGGCAGACGACGCAAAGAACGAAGCGAAGGCCGCGCAGATGCCCCAGTGCGCCGCGCCGAAGGCCAACGCGGAGACCGAGCACGCGCAGGAGCTGGCGGGTCTCAAGGCACAGCTCACGGCGGTGACGCAGGCCCTCACCGCGGCCACCGCGAAGATCGCCCAACTCGAGGCCGCGGAGCAGGCGGAGCCCGAGCCGGGCAAGGTCAACGACGCCGTGACGGAGGAGATGGTCCCCGAGGCCGTCAAGAACAGCATCGCGGAGAAGCGCCTCGCGCTGTGGGGCATCGTCTCGGACGTGCTCGGGCGCGGCGTGAAGCTCAACGGCAAGAGCGAGCGCGAGCTCAAGGAGCTCGTGGCCGCCAAGATCCTCGGCGACGAGAAGATCGCGCGCGACCTCCCCATGGCGAACCTCGACGGGATCCTTCTCGGGGCCACCTCCGCGGCGCGCGCCAACGGCTCCACCTCGGGCCTTCGCGCCCTCGGCGAGACGATCGCGCCCCGCGTCAACGCCAACACCTCGCAGACGCCCGCCCTCTCGCCCTTCGAGCGCTCGCAACAGGCGGCGTCGAAGGCGTGGGATCGCTCCAACCGCAACACCGACACGAAGGGGGACCGCTGAACATGGTCGTCCAGAGCACCTACTCGCTCCTGCCTCAGCTCGCGGTCCCCGGTCAGGTGGACCAGAACTTCGAGGCTCGCAACATCATCTCGCGCATCGCCGCGGTGGCCCTGACCACGGGCCTCCTCGCGTGCTTCACCTCGGGCGCCTCGACGGTGCGCCACCTCGCGCCCGTGGCGTCGAGCCCGACGGCCTTCGTGGCGACGGGCGGGGCCTCCGCCGCGACGCCGCAGACCATCAGCGGCGCGGCCCTCAACGGCGCGACCGGCACCGGCACACTCCGTCAGGCGCGCACCGTCGCGCTGGTCCTCTCCTCCTCGACGGACTGGGACGCCACCACGGCGGTTCTCACCGGCAAGGGCGTCAACGGGGAGACGATCGTCGAGAACCTCACCATCCCGAACAACGGCAACGCGACCGTCACGAGCGCGAACCTCTTCACGTCGGTGACCTCGCTCTACATCCCCGCGCAGACGGCGGCGGGCGGGACCTTCACCCTCGGGACGGGTGACGCGCTCGGACCCATCAACGCCGCCGCGGCGGGTGTCGTGGCGTTCTCGCCCGCCCGCTCCTCGCTCACCTACAGCGCCGGTGAGATGGCTTCGCTGGTCCGTCAGGGCCGCGTCTGGGTGAGCGCCGAAGACGCCGTGTCCGAAGGCGGACCCGTGTACGTGCGCATGACCGCGGGCGACGGCGAGTACGTCGGCGCGCTCCGCGGCACCCCCGACTCCACCGACTGCGCGCTCCTCCAGGGCGCTCGATGGGCCACCACCACCGCCGCCGCGGGCCTCGCGCTCGTGGAGCTGAACCTCCCGTGAGGACAACGACCATGAGAAGCCACAAGCCCGCCTCGCGCAAGCCCCTCGAAGAGCAGGGCGCGGACATCTTCTCCGACCGCTTCACGCGCACCAACGCGGCCCCCGAGGGAGCCCCGCTCGACGCGCGTTCGCTGGACGAACGGCTCGAGGAGTTCGGCGCCATCGCGGAGCGTCTCAACTCCTCGGCGCCCCGTTCGATCCGCCTCAACGCGACGGGCGTCCTCCTCCTCGCGCGACAGCTCGAAGAGCTCGATTCGAAGCTTTACGAGGTGAAGTTTCCCGGCATGATCGCCACTGAGGTGGTGCCCCACAAGACGGGCATCGACCCGGGCGCGGAGAACTACACCTACCAGTCGATGGACCTCAGCGGACGCCCGCGCCGCGCGAGCGCGCAGAGCACCGATTCGCCGGACATCACCGTCGCGGGCGCCTCGGACACGCAGGGCCTGTTCTCCTACCACGCGTCCATCTCGTGGACCGTGCAGGAACTCCGCCGCTTCACCATGGCGGGCTTCGGCATCGACACGGTGAAGACCAACGGCGCCCGCAAGGTCTTCGCGCTGAACCAGGAGCAGATCATCTGCACCGGCGACAGCGAAGTGGGCATGACGGGCATCGCGAACAACGCGAGCGTGAGCCTCGTGACGCCCATCACGGGCTCGTGGGCCACCCCGGCGACGGCGGATCAGGTCTACGCGGACGTGGCGAAGCTCATCAACGCGGTGTTCAGCGGCTCGAAGGGCATTCACACGCCCAACCAGGTGCTGTTCCCGCCCACGCTCTGGGTCATCATCAAGACCCTCCGCTTCTCGAACACCGGGATCACCGTCCTCCGCTTCCTGCGCGAGGAGCACCCGGAGATCGACTTCCGCCCGTGGCCGTACCTCGAGACGGCGGGCGCCGCCTCGGTGCCGCGCATCATCTGCGGTGAGGTGAGCCCCGAGAACGCGGAGGCCCTCGCCCCCGTGGTCTTCGAGAGCTTCGCGCCGCAGATCGTGGGGACCACGTACAAGGTCCCCCTCCACCAGCGCTTCGGCGGCGTCGTGGTTCGCTACCCCGGCGCGTACCGCTACATGGACGGGTGCTGAGATGCGCGTCCGCAACCTCCACACGTCCGCCGTGGACGACATCGCGCCCGGCGCGGAGGGCGACCTCCCCGACTCGGGCGCCGTCCGCAAGCTGGTCGAAGCGGGCCTCCTCGAAGTCCTCGACGGCGGGCCGTCCTCGGGCGGTCTCCGCCGCGCGCCCACGCTCGAAGAGGGCCTCTCGATGCTCGAAGAGATCGAACGTCGAGGCGCGCGTATCCGCGAGCTCGAGGCGCGTGTCGCGGAGCTCGAAGCCGCGGCGACCAAGAAGCCCGCCAAGAAGCCCGACCCCGCCCCCTCGGAGGGATGACCCGTGACGGTGACCGCGGCCACGCTCAAGGCCCGCTGGACGGAGTTCGCTCCGACCTCGGATACGATCGTGGACGCGGCCATCGCGGAGGCC